GCCCAATAGATGCTCCCCATGTTGTTAAGAACAAGAGAATTCAAAAGATTAACACCGCCATGGTCGCGCAATGATTGCGCATGCAAATCTTGAAGTGTAACTGGTGCCCCACGGACATTCTTTCTAACAAAAACTTTCTTATAATTGACTCGGTGAGTTTTTGGATCACCAGATCCAAATGCCGCTTGACTTTCAAATTCATTGTTCTTGTTGCCACCAAACAATGAAAACAAGAAAAAGCCAGTGCCAATAATGCCAATGGCAAAAGCTGCAATCTCGAGAATTTTGACCCACGGATACTTTTTATGAATTGCATCCATCTTCTCCATAAACCAATTGCGTGAATCAGACAGCCATGAAGTGAATCCATGTGTTGCACGCTTGATGGCATTACAAGCATCAAGATAGGTATCACTAATGTATGTCACACACTTATCTTTGTACTTGAACAGTGTGGCCTGCGTTTTAAAAGAGGCACGCATAATGGCTCGGCTTTCATTCTTTGTCAACATCTCATAGAACCAAGTCATGAAACTTGCCCTATCAATAGGCAAATGAAATTGAGTTCGTTTCTTGTACAATGCCTGACGTAATATGAATGTCTTCAGTGCCATCGGAAGCAGATCATCTTCAAGAACACGTGTGTACAAATCCACAAATTGGTTCTCTTGCAAATGCCCTGGTTCATAGTCATTCAACATTTTCTCCAACTCTGTCAATAAATTCTCTTCTAATGGACCATAATTCTCTGTCAATTCTTCATGGAGCATCTGTGCTTGTGATATAGTGCTCTTTAGAACTGCTTTTTCAGCCTGGTTGACAGTGCGGAGTTCTTCATTCTTTCGGATCAATGGTATTTCATCATCCAAGCTACCATAACTCACAACAGGCGCTGCTGCTTGTGATTTACGCTCACTTATGCGCTCATCAACTGTTTTTCCGTCCTCCGTGGGCTTGGTTATTTCTTGTATTTCTTTGCCCAGTGCTGCAACATCCAGCTTTTGGAGCAACTTTTGTGCCTCAGCCACCGGATCTTCTGGTTGTGATGTGCCCCACACTTTATCAGTCACCCATTTCCACATTTGTGCTCTAAAGCCTGTAAGTTCAAGCTTTTGGTGACGATATTTTTGGAACAGTTTCTGAATCTCAGGCTTAAAAGTGGCTGCAATCTCATCAATAATTGAATCATCATCCACATTGAGATAAGTATCGAGAAGAAAATTTGAGCATTGCTGTACATTGTCACTAAGCTTACCGGGGATATGACGAGCTGTCAAATCACACATTTTAACCCAAGCATCATAAACTCGTTGGAAATCACGTGGTATCACATACGCCGCAACCTGTTGACGATCAATGCAACGAACGCCTTTTCCAATAAAGATACCTCCTTCTGGTAAATTGGATATCGCAGTCATGTCCCATTGCATCTCAAAATCACCATGTCCAGCTAAAGCCTCTTCTAAGGCACAATCATCATTGTAGTGATCCTCCACTGAACATATAGCTGTGCCCACTCGAATCCAGTGGTCTTCTGGTGTGTTGACAAGATCGTCGGGAGAATGAGCACCGAAATTAACGCTACGCCATTTCTTAGCTCCAGTGGCATAGACCCCTAGATCATCCCATATACCAGTGGTAAATGAACACCAACAATCATTGGCATCACTCTCAATATTATTATCACAAAGGTAGTATGTTGAGCTCGACGTGTTGAAGGCTTGTTTGGTGAATTTACCTTTCTTTTCATAAACTCTTGTGCCTCCACGCTTGTTAATTTTGAAAGGCTTACTTTCACCTTTTGTTTTGGTGGGTTCAACAACAAACGTTGCTTGTCTCTCAGCATGAATCTTACGAATTTCGTCTTGAGAAAATTCCACCACCTTGGTAATACTCTCATCATCATCAGAGCTTGTATACTCATAAGTTCCGCTTGATGATAATATTGGTGTGCTTGGTTCAGATGACTGTTCTTTGCCACCTCGCACATTTGAACCCAAAGAAGCAATTTCATTGATTCGAGCAGCAACTGAATTCTCTCCAGCCTCAAGCTCCTTGTAACGCTGATATAATATATCGACCATTCCATCGAAATCATAAACGCCAGGCACTACTTTACCATCTGGCAATGTAACCATTCTTGGACCAATGTATCCTTCAACCACAAAGTACCAATGCTTAGTTGGTATAATCTCATCTGGAAATTTTTCTTTAACCAAATTCTTGTTTAGTGTTTTAATACCATTCCTCATTGTCAAGAATTCCGGATAAACACCAACTTCAACAGCCAAATCAAAGCGACGGAATAACGCACCCAGATC